CTAAACAAACCTAAAGGGTATGCACAATGCGCATACCCTTGGACATCTAACCCAACAATTCGTCGGGTTAGATGTCCAAGGCGCTCCCCTCACCGTGGGCAAATCCAAAACATAAGTATTTTTTCCTTATAAAATTTTGCTACAATATTTGAATTCCTTATTATATAGAGTGAATATTTTTAAATGTAAATTGCGTGTGCATTTCAAATCTTCTTGCCTCTTCATTGCTTTCAGGGTTAAGTGTGCGTCGATTCGTGAATTACACAAATTGTCGTCATGTAAACAAGCGAATATCCCCGTATAAGATTTTATTCTTAAATATCTCCCATATGCATATACTTTTTAAATACTTGCATACATGGTAATATTTCTATACTTATAATATTATAACCATATATAAATTAATAACTTATTTATGTGGGCAAAGTCGTGTGCAATTGTGTGGGCTATTGTGGGCAGTGTGGGCAGGTGTTTCTATACAACATTCTCATTTTAAAAAACTCAATTCTTTTGTCCGGAAAAATTACTCTCCCCGTTTATATTCCCGAAAGGGAGAATACCATGAGCAAATTCATAACTGTTAATATTCTGAATCGAGAAACAATCAAAGACCTTTCAGATCTTGAAAAGAAACAACTCCCTTATGTTTGCGCAAAAACCCTGACAGATGTTGCCATTGGTGCTCAAGGTGAAATCAAAAAACAAATGCCTTCAAGATTTACATTGAGAAGTAGATGGGCTACACAAGGAGTTAGAATTGAGCCAGCAAAGAAAGCAGATATTAAACAGCATGGTTTCTGTGAAGCAGTTGTAAAACATATTGATCCATACATGACCAAACAAGAAGAGGGTGGTACCAGGAGGCTGGCTTCACACGGAAAGGAAAGTAACAAAACCGTTGCAGTAGTTGCATCAGGCGTGAAGCGGAACTCTTCCGGCAGTGTTCCTGTCCCCACTAAAAAAGCACTTCATTTATTAAGTAAATCTGCAAAATCAGAAATTAAGAAAGTTAAAAGAAAACATGGTCGGCATAGAAAACCAAAACCGTTTATCATTCCCAGAAAGGGCGAACAACGATCAAAGACTGTAATAGCAATTAGAACAGAACAGGATAGATATCCACTCAAATACCTGTTTGTCTTATCACCACGCCCTCAAATGCATATGCGTTATGATTTCAGAGAAACGGTTATCAAATACACCCAAGGAAAGATTGAAAAGCGATTTGCAGAGAACCTCCTGGCTGCCATGGGCACAGCAGTTGGTCACGAAAAAGCACAAAGGACCCGCGCATGAGCAAAGTTTCAAACAACATGCCAAAGATCATCCCTGACCCGGCAAAAATTGCCGGGTCCTTCCAGGAGCATTGGTTACGGGTAACGCGCGACCCTTTTTCTTTTTGTAGTCACAATCTCGCGCCGGAGTTGTCATATTTGGCGTTTTTGAGCGAATTAGGGCACTTTTTTAAGTGGTCATATCATTCTGTCAAGGAAATATTTGCCTAGCGAAATTCGCGTAAAAAAGGCACTTATAAGATTTTGTAATGTGATGAAAATAACAATAAAAAGAGAGTTTTTACATGATTTTAGAACCAGGACGATATTCAGAAAAAATTGAACTTTGGCCACTAGAAAAGTTAATACCCTACGATAAAAACCCAAAACTTCACCCAGAGGAACAGATTGAAAGCATCTGCAATTCTATAAAAACATTTGGCTGGACAAATCCGATACTGGTACACAGCACTTTTGGAATAGTTGCAGGACACGGTCAACGTCTTGCTGCAATGAAAATGCAAATTGAAAAAGTTCCAGTTGTTTTACTTGATTATCTTTCAATAGACGAAGCAAAGGCTTACCTTCTGAGAGATAATAAAGAGGCTGAAACTGGTTATAATTACGATCTTCTAGCAGAAGTTTTACTCGAATTAGAATCTGCACGTGTAGATCTGCAAATTACAGGATTCTCCGATGATGAAATAAGTAAAATTCTCGATCAGGAATATCCAGGAGAAACCAACAAGCCTTCTAAAAGTACAACCGTAAACCTAGAACAGAATGAAATTCTTATTTCCATTGGTGAATATCGCTTTCCAATTGCACAAGAAACATATGAGAATTGGCTGAGCAAGATCACTCAAAAGTGCGGGAAAGAAAAGAGTGCAATCATCACAGAAATCAAACATAGGTTGAAAGTTTAATATCCAATGCCGTTAATGTCATTAAGAGAATACGCTAGACATAGAGGCTGCTCCCTGGCAGCTGTACAAAAAGCCATTGATGACGGCAGAATACAAATAGCAAAAGAAGAGCCGCATGGTAATAAAATCTGGAAATTTGTCGATAGTCATATCGCAGACCAAGAGTGGCAAAATAATACTGACCCTACACAACAACGAATAGCAACAAGAAAAGAAAAAGGCATCATCGATGCTCCGGCTGCCAGATCTCCCACATACAAAACAAACTCAAATCAAACAGAATTATTTCCAGACACTCAAGCACCCGCCTCTCAATCAAAGAACGCAGCATCACCCCACGGTGAATTATATAGCAAGGCCAGATCTGTAAAAGAAACATGGGAAGCCAAAACTGCAGAGGCTGAATACAAAAAACTCATCGGTAAATTAGTTGACATAGATCTATTAAAATCTCGTTTGTTTAATATATCTTCTGAAATCAGAACCAATGCTGCAAACATTGGACCCCAGGTGAGCTCGATCATTAGAGCACGAGTGCACGCTTTTATCCTAGAACTAAAGGAAAATCCCGATGCAACATTCGATGAGAAAGAGATTGAAGATATAATCAACGGTGAAATAGATAGTGTTTTTGAGAGGATTGCCAATGGCGACTTTGGCTTCTGATCAAAATGTAGAAGAATGCGTAGAATCATTCCGTGAAGGATTCAGGCCTCCACCCAATATTACCGTCGATAAGTGGGCCGATAAACATCGTACCCTCTCCCGCAAATCTTCCGGAATCCCTGGGCAATGGAAAACTTCCCGGGTACCTTACACCCGGGAGATTATGTTTGAATTGTCTCATCAATCCCACGCTGATGATGTGGTATGGATGAAAGGCTCTCAAGTAGCCGGTACCGAAGTCGGTATAAACATGATTCTGAGTAGAATTGATATTGCTCCTGTATCGATTCTAGCCGTCTATCCGACTATCGACATGGCAAAAAAGTATAGTCGAATAAAGCTTCAACCTTCTATTACTGAGAACGAAAGATTAAGAGGAAAGATAAAAGAATCTAAATCGAGGGATTCTAGTAATACCGTTTTGCAAAAAGACTATCCTGGCGGCACTCTGATAATGACCGGTGCAAATAGCTCTGCCGGTTTACGCATGCTTTCGGCACCTGTTGCTCATTTCGACGAAATAGACGAGTACCCAGATGATGTCGATGGTCAGGGAGATCCGCTGACACTTGCAGAAAAAAGGACCTCAAACTTTTCTCGAAAAAAAAGATTTTATACATCCACTCCAACAACAATATCACGCTCTAGGATATATAAAAAATTTTTATTATCCGATCAGAGATATTACTATATCCCTTGTCCATATTGCAAAAAACCTCAGAGAATTAAATTTGAAAATATTCATTGGGAAGATGAAGACAATCCCGAGAAAAATTATTTAGAATGTATACATTGTCATGCACATATCGAAGAATACCACAAAACTTGGATGTTAGAACATGGCCGATGGATAAAGCATAATCCTAAATCAAAAACACCAGGCTTTCACCTGTCTGCACTATACGCACCTCTTCTTGGATGGTTTACCTGGACCGATGCGATAAAAGAATATCTAAAATCAATAGGGGATCCACTCTTAAGAATCGTATTTAAAAATACTGTAGAGGGTCTACCTTGGGACGAATCAGAAACCACAATTGATTCCCATTGGTTAGCTAAAAGAAAAGAGCATTACACAGCCGTTATTCCACAACAAGCCAGGGTACTTACTGCTGGTGTTGATACTCAAAAAGATCGCCTTGAATGTACAGTGCTGGGCCACGGTATAAAAAATGAAGTCTGGGTAATTGAACATAGGGTATTTCTCGGAGATCCATCACAAGAAACTGTGTGGGAGGCGTTAGACCAGTATCTATTAACACAATGGGAACACGAATCCGGTGAATTTATGAATATCGCCACAACATGCATTGATGCTATGGGAGACCACACAGATGATGTATATGAATATTGTAAATCAAAACTATATAGAAGAGTTTTTCCGACAAAGGGTATGCGTGGGCCCGGTCGACCTATTGTTGCAAGTTCCAAAAAGAATAAACGACAAGGTGTGTATCTTATAATAATCGGTGTCGATTCAGCAAAGTTCTTTATATATGAAAATCTCAAAAAATCTAAACCGGGTCCGGGTTATATACATTTTCCAGATGAATTAAATGATACATATTTTGAGCAATTGACCTCTGAAAAACGTAAGATCGTTAAGTTTGGTGGATTGCCACGGGCTGTCTGGGAGTTGCCCTCCGGCAAACGAAATGAAGCTCTCGACTGTTTTGTATATGGTGTAGCAGCTCTAAAACTTCTTAATCCAAATATTGATTTTCTTGAAAAGAACAATAAAGTTCTCAATTCAGATTTCTCCAGGCCTATGTCACACAAGAAACGTCGCGTCCGTTCGCCTGGTGTAAAAATGTAGCTCTTTAACAGAAAGGTATTCTATGACAAACGAACAACAACTCGCCCAAGCAGCAGATATGCTTGCAGCCTACACGAAAGCAGAAGCCGCAGTACTCTCCGGCAAATCTTATTCTATTGCCGGTCGTGATGTAACACGTGAAAACCTCGCGGAGATCCGTGCCGGTCGCCAGGAATGGGAATTAAAGTACAAACGATTGTCCACCGGTCGTACAGGTCCACGTGTCAGACGAGCACTTATCAACGATATGTAACAATTTATCTTTCTCGGGAAAACACGGGAAACCACGGGAGCACTATACGCATGATAAACACCGTATCTTTTAATCATGCGCGCAACAGTATCACCACAAAGAAAAACCACTTTATATGATTACAACGGTAATCCCGTTTCCACTACTGGCTATATTACAGGGGGATCTGCCCGACGCTCAATGCGCGGGTGGTTCCCTTCCGCAAATTCCGCAGATAAAGACATAATCCCCAAAATTGACAGTTTACGTGCGTCAAGCCGTGATCTGTCAATGAATTCACCGGTTGCAGCTGGTGCTTTGCTGCGTTTCAAAGATAATGTTATTGGTTACGGTCTCTTTCTACAAGCAAGAATTGACCTTAATTTTCTTGGCCTGAATTACGAACAAGCCAAGACCTGGACACTAAATACCGAACGGGAATTTAAACTTTTTGCAGAATCCCCAGAAATTGACGCTTCCAGGACAGATGACTTTTACAATCTTCAGGCCCTCACATATTTCTCAAAACTTCAGAGTGGTGATGTTTTCTATTTGCTTCCCAGAATTCCTCGTCAGGGTGTTGTTTACGATACACGCGTAAAGGTTTTAGAGGCTGATATGGTCTCCAATCCTAACAACCAAATGGACACAGAGACATTGGCTGGAGGGATCGAGACCGACAGTGATGGGGCCCCAGTCGCTTATTACATATCGAAGCGACATCCGGGGGGCCTCAATTACTTCGGCAATGAATGGATTAAGGTCGATGCGTTCGCCCCCAGAACAGGTTTACGGCAGGTATATCATATGTTTGACAGGTTCAGACCTGGACAACGCCGCGGTATACCTCTCTTTGCCCCCGTCATAGAATCCCTGAAACAGATAACCAGGTTGACCGAATCCGAGCTCATGGCGGCAGTCGTGAGCTCATTCTTTACTGTTTTTATTAAAACACAAACAGGTGATGGACTCAGTGACGCTTTTGATGATTCCACAACCGCTAAAGATCCTGGAAACATACCGGATGATAAAAACATCTATGAGATTGGCAATGGAAACATAATTGATCTGGCCAACGGTGAAGAAATTCAACTTGCAGATCCTAAGCGTCCAAACTCTGCGTACGCTCCATTTTTTCAGGTTCTTGTAGAGGAGATCGGTTCGGCAATCGGTATGCCTACTGAGATCCTCACTTTACATTTTCAATCCTCATATTCAGCAGCCCGAGCAGCTCTTCTCATGGCATGGAAATCTTTCATGGTTCACAGAATGACGATCGCCAGAACGTTCTGTCAACCTATTTATGAACGTTGGCTTCTCGAAGCGGTCCTTAAGGGTCGCATAAAAGCCCCCGGATTTCTTGAAAGTGCTGCTTATCGCAAAGCATGGAGCGGTGCCAAGTGGCTCGGACAAGGACAAGGACAGATCAACCCGGTGGTAGAGACAAAAGCTGCTATCGACAAGATAGAAGCAAAACTGTCGACGCGTTCGAAAGAAGTCGCAATGATGGATGGTGATGATTGGGATACAATGATTGATTCCGCAGCTCAGGAAGAGAGAATTATTCGGGATAAATTTAGCGATATATCAAATAAACCAAACAATACAGATGTAAACAGACCTGAATTCAAGGGGAATCCCGATGAATAATCTAGTACTTGATTGGATTGTAAGCCACCGTTGGGCTATTCTTCCTGAAATGTTAATGACCGTTTTGAAAATTGCCCGTGGTGACCTTACTATAAAAGAAGCCAGAGATGCAATAGCTGCCCGTGATGGTGAATTGTTACAAGACACACGAAACGTGATGATGTACGGTTCATCAGCAGTTATTTCAATAACAGGTCCTATTTTCCCCCGTGCAAGTTTCTTCAAAATGATCAGCGGTGGTACTCCTATCAGTGCCATTGCGAAAGATTTCACAGCAGCTCTTGAAGATCCCAATGTAAAGCAAATTATTCTCAATATCGATTCCCCTGGCGGAGAGATCACTGGTGTTTCCGAGCTGGCAAACATGATCTACCAGGCACGTGGACAAAAGCCAATTGTCGCATATGTCTATGGTCTCGGCGCTTCAGCTGCTTACTGGATCGCCTCAGCTGCCGATAAGATTGTCGCATCGGATACAGCAGAGCTCGGAAGTATTGGTGTAGTGTCTATGTATACCGATTATTCAGAGCAGAGTAAAAAACAGGGTGTCCAGGAATATGAAGTTGTTTCTTCTCAGTCACCCAAGAAAAGAATGACACCTGCAACCGAAGACGGAAAAGCCGAAATTCAAAAGCTGGTTGACGAATTAGCGGATGTATTCATTGCATCGATTGCCAGGAACCGCAATGTTTCCACTCAAAAAGTAATTGAAGAATTTGGGAATGGCGGTGTGCTCATTGGTCAATCTGCTGTAAAAGCCGGTCTTGCAGATGAGATCGGTTCTCTCGAAAGTGTATTATCATCGTTTTCAAATACAACTCAAACAGGAGGATTCCCAATGAATATTGAGGAACTCAAAGTCAAGCATCCCGAAATATACAATGCCGTTTTTGAACTTGGCAAAAAGGCCGGACTGGAAGAAGGTAATAAATTCACACAGGCCGCAATCGACCAGGCGACCAAAACAGCTGTCCAGAAAGAGCATGGCAGAATGAAGGGCATTCTGGAAATTAAAACTGCAGGAAGTGAAAAGCTTATTTCCGACAGTCTTTTCAATACGGAAGCGACTGCGGAAAGTGTCGCACTCGCAATTGTAAAAA